AACTATTTGAACACCAAGATAATTTTTATGATTTTAATACTAAAAATCCTATAGCAACAATACCAGATACAACTTTACCTAATCCAAACTCAATACAAGCACCATCTATATCTATTGCAGATGAATTGTTTGAACTATTTGATGGTTCAGTTGTTTCTAAAATAATTGTTACTATTACAAGTACAGATGCTTTTGCAGATCAGTTTGAGGTTGAATACAAAGAATCAACTTCATCTGATTATAGATTAATGCGTAGAGGTACAAATAAAATTGTAGAAAAATATCCTGTTAAAGAGGGTACTATTTATGATGTAAGATGTAGAGCAATTAATGCTGTAGGTGTTAAATCTACTTATACAACTGCACAACACGAAGTTAATAGTGCATTTACTCCACCAGATGATGTTAGTAATTATTCAATAGATGTAGTTGGCAATAAACTTTATCATACCTTTGATGCTGTAACTAATCTTGATCTTGATTTTTATGAAATAAGATTTACTTCAAATACAAGTGAAACAGCTTATGCAAATACAACTGTGTTAGTTCCAAGAATAGGAAGACCAGCAACAAGTGTTACAACACCATTTATAGGAACAGGAAAATATTTTATAAAAGCTGTAGATAAATTTGGAATCAGATCAACTAACTTTGCAAGTCAAGTTATATCAGCACAAGTATTGGCAGAAACAATAGAATCAGTACAAACATTAACAGAACATTCTGCATTTACAGGAACTAAATCTAATGTAGTTGCAGTAGATAGTAATTTACAATTAGATACATCTATATTGTTTGATGCACATACAGGAAACTTTGATGATGGTCTTGGTTTCTTTGATGGTGGTTCAGGTGCAATAGCTTCTTCTGGTACTTATGACTTTGCAAATGCTTTTGATTTTAATTCTGTTTTAAAATTTAATGTTCTTATAAGTTCATTCATTGTTAATAATATTAACTTTGTAAATAATTTTGATTCAGCTAGTGGTAATTTTGATGCAAGACAAGGTTTGTTTGATGGTGGTTCTAATGCGTCAGTAGATACAAATGCTATACTTCAAATATCTACTTCTCAAGATGCTTCAACTTATACTTCATTCCAAGATTTTAAAGCTGGAGATTATGTTGCAAGAGCAGTTAAATTTAGAGTTAAATTAACATCTAGTAATACACAAGAAAGCCCACAAGTTTCAGCTTTGGCACTTAAATTATCTTTACCTATTAGAACTGAAAAAGGTAGTAATATTTCTAGTACAACAAGCACATCAGGAAAAACTGTAACTTTTGGTTCAGAGTATTATCAAACTCCATCACTAACTGTTATTGGTCAGAATATGGCAACGGGAGATTTTTTCACAATTACCTCAAAAGGAACTGCATCTTTCATAGTTGAATTTTTTAATAGTTCTGGTAGTACTATTGATAGAACTTTTGATTTTCAAGCAATCGGAATTGGACAAAAACAATAAAAATGATATAAGATTAATTTTATGGCACAGCACGATTATATAATTTCAAACCAAACTTTCCCAAATACTAGAGCAGATATTAACAATGCTCTATTAGCAATTTCAAGTAATAACTCAGGAACATCAGCACCTACTACTCAATATGCTGGTCAATTCTGGTTAGATACAAAC